TAATAATAATAATAATAATAATAATAATAATAATAATAATAATAATAATAATAATAATAATAATAAAATAATAATAAAAATATATAGTAACATACAATGAGTAAGAGTGACGGTTCAAGTGGACAATTTAATGAAGTTCAACAAGAAAATGGTGTTGAAAATACACAAAATAGAATAATTGGCCCTGATTATGATTACTCTAATAAAATACGTACACCAAGTCAGATGAGTATGAGTTCAAGAGGTACTTGGGGGCAACTAGGTAAAAATATTAATGGTTTATTGGGGTACATTGATCTTATGGTAACCGGTGAGTGTAAATTAGGAAAATGTGCAAGTATTCCGGGCAGACCTTTAGGTGCTAAATTTTTTGTTGATACTCCGTTAAAATGTACTGATAAGGCAACTCGTGAAAAAGTTAAGCGATCACTCTATATCAATAATGAACCAGATGGATCTATTCCATTTATTTCAAATATGTCTAATGTATATTTTGATTCGTTCAAAGGATTATTACCAGGATTGATGAGTAATGCTTCTCAATTAAATCCAATGCAAATATTATTATCCTTTGTCTCTGGAGCAGGATCAACTTGTCAGGAAATTACAATGCAAACGATTGATTCAAATGATAAATCCGGCACTGAAACAGCATATGTATTAAACAAAGACATTGAATTAATGAATCCTGCTTGGTTTAATTTACCTGGACACCCAAAACCAAGTAGTGAACAATTAAAAGAATTAGAACCAGAAGAAGAACCATTTACAGGAATGAAAAATATCAACTCTTTAAAAGGATCAAATATAGATTATAGTAAAATGCCTAATGATATATTAATTAAATTTTATTATAGTTGTTTAGGATTATTATGTTTATATTTCTTATTTAAAATTTGGAATAAAACAAATAAGAAATGAAAAAATGAAACTAAATGATTATTATCTTTTACCTTCGTTTAACAACTCGCTTTTTTGTAGAGCGTTTTTTATAACTATTTTTTTTGATAGTGCGTTTTTTTAAGTGTTTTTTAGTAGAGGTTTTTTTGTTTTTGTATTTACGTTTTCGCCCACCTGATTGGGGTGGTTGTTGTTGTTGCTCTTGTGGTGGTTGTTGTTGCTGCTCTTGTGGTGGTTGTTGTTGCTGCTCTTGTGGTGGTTGTTGTTGCTGCTGTTGCTCTTGTGTGGGTGAACCTTCTTTTCCAATTATTTTATTCAATGCTTCTTTTGCCTTACCTTGAACCTCTATTCCTTTTGATACAACACCATCAACAACTTTATTTTGAGTTTCTTTTAATTTACTATTAGCCTTGTTTCCAAATGTAAACAGATTGGAAAAAAAACCTTTTTTTTCAGTTGGTTGTTCATTTAACTTTCCTTGACATACGGGACAAGGAGGACAATTGTCAGTGCTGGCTTCTCCACCTTTCATTATACTATACTATTATAGTATAATAATTTTTATAATATTAACCTTTGTAATTTATAATATTAACCTTTGTAATTTATAATATTATAATTTTAATATGCTCCTTTTTTTTTAGGGGCAACTGAACCACTTCCTCTAGAACGCGCTAAAGCAGATTTTATAGTTGTTTGATCAGGTCCAGCAAATGACATTGTTTGTGTATTAATTTGATTAGTACTGCCTTTACCAGTTGCTTCTACACCTTTTAATCTAATATGTTCTGAACTCGTGCGCGATGAAGATGCTCCATACCATTTTTTTTTTGCATTCACATTATTTTCAAGAGGTTTTCCTACACCATCTACATTTTGAACAACATTTTTATTATATATTTTTCTAGACATTGAGAAAAAACTACCTTGAGTCATTGTATTTGGTTTAAAAGGGGCTCCCATTACAACACTTGATTGATTATTGGGCATATTTTGTTTTGTAGGAATTGATGCGCTACCAACCGTTTCAGGTTTAATCATACCCATTTATACTATATTTAGTAAATATATTATATAAATATACTATATAATGTTTACTACTAATCAACTCCAAAAGTATTTGGTTGAATTTTTCGGAACATTGTTCTTTCTCTATATCATTATCTCGGTCGGAAATCCAATTGCTATTGGTGCTGCGTTAACTTTGTCTATTTTTCTAGGTGGTAAAATATCAGGTGGAAATTTTAATCCCGCTGTTACCATTATGATGACAATGGCGAAAAAAATGAAAATGATTGACGCGCTTCCTTACATTGTTGCACAAGTATTAGGTGGTCTTGTTGCTCTCCAATTATATAAAATGATGTAATATGTCTAATATAAAATGATGCATACTTATAAAACATTTTATATAATTATTTCACTACATAAAGATTGTTAATTGTTAAATGTTAAATGTTAAATGTAAATTTTAACTTCTCACTCGCCCTAATGCTTGACTTACTGTAGATCCGTTTTCGCCACCAAAGCTAGAATCATTGTAATTTCGGTTACCAGCTTGAATCTTTTTAAAACGGATATAATCAGACCCATCATACACAAATTTCTGGTTTCCGGTAAAAAAAGCGTCACCTGTTCTAGTTCCACCTTCATTCGCGTGAATACGTGAAACCATACTATTTCTACCCTGATTAATTGGTGGCCCTAATGCAGGCGAGGGTCCAGAATTAACTGTTCCTGCACTATCACCTGCATTAAAAAAACGTCTAAATGGTGTAATCGCGCCGGTATCTCCAGTAAAAACTGTAGTTCCTAGAACGCGTCGCATAAATAAACGATCTAAACCACGTTGCCCACCACCTTCCATACCAGAACCACTGCCGCGACTACCATTTGCTCCTCCACCTAATAATCCACCTTTGGGTTGAGAACCCGAAATACCACCACCTAATTTACTTTTTGTTATATTTTCAGTAAATTTGAATATAGTCATCTTATTTATATACAATAGAAATATAAAATAATATTATATATTAAATGAATTTGATTTATTTATCTGGTATAGCTTCACTTACAATACAAGTCATTACTGCGATTTTTCAAGTATATGTGATCAAGATGCCAACTCCTCCAAGATTTTACATAATTAATGAGTTGCTTATAATTGATTTTATAGTTCAAGTTATAGAAGGAATATTTTATATTTGGTTATTAACAAGTTTTAAAACTATTAAAAATGTAACTTATTTTAGATACTACGATTGGATGATAACAACGCCTACGATGTTAATCACATTTATATTTTATTTAATGTTTTTAAAAGATAGAGAGAATGGCATTGAGTCCAATTCTATTATTGACAAATTTAAGGATAATTGGCAACTTATTGTTAAAGTTTCTGTATTAGATTGGTTAATGTTATTGTGTGGATATTTAGGAGAAAAACACATTTTTTCATTTTTATCTACTACTATTGCTGGGTTTATTCCTTTCTTTTTAATGTTTTATTTAATTTATGTTAACATTGCATCATATACTAAAACGGGTAGAACACTATTTTGGTATTTTTCTATTGTATGGGCATTTTATGGTGTTGCTGCAATTTTACCTTACCGTGTTAAAAACACAATGTATAATATATTAGATTTGTTTGCAAAGAACTTTTTTGGTGTTTTTCTTGCATATGTTCTTTATACGGCAAGAAAATAAATGTTATTATTATTTTTTTACACCTTTGAACATTTAAAACGCAGACTTATAAATAAATTACTGAATTAACAATGTATCAATACTATTATTAAATCTATCAATACATTTTGAATAATTTAATGTTTCCATACAATATTTTTTTAAATCAAAATTGGCTTCTTCTTTCCATTCGGGATAATTTTTACATGGAAAATCGGTTTTCATTAATCTATTCATATATTCATCTGTATAAAAACGATATTCAAAATCAGGATATAATCTTTTAATTTCAGTTTGACACATTTTATATGTTTCTGGTAAATCGTGATTTTTGTATGTTTAATGAATAATTTTTGGTATCGTTACACTTGTATTTGCATTTATATCAATAGGGTTAGGGTTTTTAATATTTATTATATTAGTGTCTTCCATATTTTATTTACTAACAAAAGGATATGTATTTATATATATGTCAGGAACTATAACTTTTGCCTTTCTATTACTTTCAAAATTATCTGTAGAGGGTCTCCAATTACCAGTATTCGGCGTATCGTATAAGATATCTGGAATATTTTTAGTATTTAACTTTAATTCCTTAACCAATGATTTATGTATATAGGTACATTCAAACACTTTTGGTATTTGTATTCCATCAATAACACACCTATAATCGTGATCCCATCCACTATCTTGGTCAGTTCTTGTAATTATTAAGGAATTTTTATCAAATATATAAGAAAAATTTATAGGAAATTGTGATTTATAATCAAATACAACCTTTGTATCAGTTGAGTATTCTTTATCTAATTCTATGATTTTTTTATTAGTGTCCGAAGCCCCTATATTGATAATTTTTTCACCTATTAATGTAGTGCTTCTCCAATTATTTCCATGAAAATGAACGCAATAATGTGTTATTGTCAGTTTTTTTATAGCATTTAATTTATTATTTAAACTTATATTATTAGCAAATTCGTGTTCTAAATGGAATTCTATACATATTTGTTTAAATTTGTTAATTTCAATATCTGATAAATTATTAATCCAATCATATTCGCTACCTTCAATATCCATTTTTAGAAAAATATTATCATAATTTTTAATTAAGTGTTTCATATCAGTTGTATCATTTGTTATTCCAATATTTTTTTTCATAAATATTATTTTTTTATGTTGGTGTGGAATATTATTAATTGTCCCATCAAATGCAAAACATTCTTTATTATATTTATTTACAAAATAGTGTTCAAATGTATCATCATTTGCTATACCACACGATAACAAAACATCATAATCACATAATTTATCTATAATAATATATCCCCCATCATATTTTGAACCGATACGTAATTTATTATTACTATCATACACCTGAAAAAAATCATATTTATTCATTAAAATTATAACATATTATGATATATTATCTTTAAATTTTTATAATTATAATTATTAAATCTATCAATACATTTTGAATTATTAAAGGGATATTTTAATGTATTGAAATCACGACTACAAAAGAAAAAGGGATTAACATATAACGAATTGGTTAATAATGTAAAAGATGTATTGCATGAAATACCAATACATATTTATAAAAATCTAATAAAAGGAGCATATGATTGAAATTCAAAATATGTAAAACGACTATCAACAAGAAAACGAAAACCTAAAAAATATCTGGATTAAGTCGGCGTTTTAAATGTTCAAAGGTGTAATATAATTACTTAAAATTAAAACTTAATATCTGATTAGTGATGACTTGCGCTGTTATTAATTGGACTTTATCGCCCGAATATATTATATATGCATGGATTCCAAAAGAATTACATAAAACTCATACATATAAACCAATAAAAGAATGTTATACTGGAATTACAACCGGCAAAATAATAGACAATCGTCTAGAAATACTGTATAAATATAAAATACCTGTCACAAATTTATCTAAAATAATGGATAATGAGTACGATAATAGTGATGTATATTGGCAAGGATATTATAATACAATTATTATTGAATTTGATTTTGCTACCAGAAATAAAAATAAAAAACATAATATTCAAACTATTCAAGAAATTGATGGAATTATAAGTAATTATATACTACAAACACATTCATCTATACCTTCAACGAGTAACCACAATGAGGAAATTATAATTACTACCACTACTACCACCACTACTACCGCGAATAATGCGAATAATGCGAATAATGCGAATAATGCGAATAATGCGAATAATGCGAATAATGCGAATAATCATAAATTCAAAATGTCGGAAGGAATTATATTGTGTGAAAAATGTGGTTTTACGCAATCGTATTTAATAGAACTCATTGGATATGATTCATATAGTTATGGTAATAATTGTCTAAGAATGTGTATCGGATAGTTGGATGTTGGATAATACGATAAATAATAAAAAATTGTTATTATTATTATTTATTTTTATTTATTTTTATTTTTTGTATTTCATATACTTTTTTTATTTAAGTCATAATACGTGGAGCAATATTCATAGAAATTAACTCTTGAAACATCAACTTACAGGCATAAGGAATTTCCACATAATTAAAATCGGTTCGGTTATCGCAAGTTTTACAAAGATGAATATGAAGCTTATCATTATACGATGCAATTAATCCACATTTTTTACATACATGAACACGAAATGCATCAGACGCATCATACAAACGTTCTTTTGTGAATTTTGCTGCGCCATGTGAACACATACAATCACGTTCCATTTCGCCAAAGCGCAATCCACCATCCTTTGATCGTCCTTCAGCTGGTTGACGCGTTAAATTCACCATTGGACCAATACTACGACTATGATGTTTATCAGAAACCATATGTTTTAAGCGTTGGTAAAATACAGGACCCACAAAAATGGATGTCTCAATTTGTTCGCCGGTTAAACCATTATATAACAACTCATTGCCATTAGATTCATACCCAACTTTTTGTAATTCCTTACAAATATCTTTAATATTAAACTTTCCAAAACTAGTACCATCGCCAAATAAACCTAATTCTAACAACGTTTTTCCTAATACCGTTTCTTTTAATTGAGCAATCGTCATACGTGAAGGGATAGCATGTGGATTAATAATAATATCGGGTTTTACGCCACTTGGTAAAAATGGCATATCACATTCAGGAATAATATTACCAATCGTACCCTTTTGTCCGTGACGACTACTAAACTTATCACCAATAATTGGTTTACGTACAGTTCTCAATCTAACTTTACAAAAGTTATAACCATCTCCATTTCGTTCAATATAATTTTTATCAATATAGGTTTCTTCGTTGGTTCTATGGATTCGACTATGATCTTCATATTTCACGCGTTTTGTATGATCATTACGAGCTTCTTTAATTGGTAATACTTTTGAAATGATAATATCACGATTTTCTACTAAACTATTTTCTGGCATAACGCCATTTGCGTTAACTTTATCATAATTACCAAATTTCATACCTTTGGTTTTACTTGGATCTGGTTTACAACGAATCTCTTCATCGCCATGAATTTTCTTATCTTCGTCTTTTTCTGTATGATAAATTGTTGCCTGGAATAATCCGCGATCAATTGCACCCTTATTAAATAGAATACTATCTTCTTGATTATATCCCGTATGTGTCATAATAGCAACAATCACCTGACACCCTGATGGAATCTTATTTAACTCTATCATATTCATTACACGCGTTTCCACTAGCGGACGCATTGGATAAGTTAAAACATATGCAGTTTTGTCCATACGATTATCATAATTTGTCACATACATTCCCATTGCTTGTTTTCCCATAGCACATTGATATGTATTTCGTGGAGATTGATTATGTTCAGGAAACGGAATACAAGATGCTAAAATTCCAAAAATAGTACTTGGGTGAATTTCGCAGTGAGTATAGTTGTAAATAAATTGCTCTGTTTTAGTTAAATGGATTGGCTCCATTGCAATCATACTTGTATTTTGTTCTGCTGCGTCAATATATTCCAAAACACTTTCTGAAATACGGCAATCAGTAAATAAATCTTCCCATATTAATTCCTTTTTTTTCAATTTATCAATAATATCAAGCGTGATTAAAAGCTTATTATTGCGAACTTTTAAAAGTGGTCTTACTAATCTACCCGAATCATTACACACACGAATTTCTTTACGTGCAATATCAAATATAATTGACGTGTAAATATTAATGATACCCTTATATTTCTGTATTTTTAATCTGTTAAATAATTCAATCGGTTTATCTACGATACCTAACCAAGAACCGTTAACGAACATTTTTACACCACCAAATAGTTCTTTCTCGGTTAAACTATCAAGTGTTTTTACATATGGTTCAACATAATCATATAGTGAATTACTATTACAAGGAATTGTTACACGTGCCAAATAACTCAAATTTTTAACCACACCAACACTTCCTCCTTCTGGTGTTTCGGCAGGACACAGATACCCCCACGACGTTGGGTGTAATTTACGTGGCGGAATTAACTTTCCATTTTTATCTATTGGTGTGTTGACACGTCGTAAATGACTTAAACTGGAAATATAAGTTAACCTATTTAATACTTGTGCAACACCAACTTTATTACTATTCACTTGTTTTACGCCAAAATCACCAGTTGCTAGAGCACGTTTCATTCCATTTTCAATTGTTGTTGGTTTTACAATTTTATAGATATTTGTCATATTAATAATTGATTCGTAATCATCAGTTGATCGCCAAGAACCATTATTAATTTCTCGGATTGTTTGTTTTTGCATATCTTTTATCATTTTATTGAAATAATTCCGAAACAAATTATTCAATAGTGTTCCAGTAATATCTACACGTTTATTCACAAATGAATCACGGTCACTAGCAAGTTCAAATCCCAAACTACATTTTAATAGACAATTTGCCATATAACCCAAAAAGTATATTTTTTGTTCAACTGTTCTACAATGTGGAAATAAATCATTATTCAATACTTCTTCCGCAAATTTTTGTTTAAGAGTAATACTGGTTTCTTTATCAATGCCAGGATGCGTAGTAAACATAATATTTGACACAATTTGTTTCATTGCGGATTCTTGTGTTAAGATTTGATTTGCCTCAACAATTGATCCTTGAATGTTTCGCGTTAGAATATTGGCGTTTTCACTAGTGGGATCAAGGACAATCTTTTTACAAATATCTTCATCACTTAAAACACCTAATGCCCTAAATACAACAAATAAAGGAAGAGGGTTTTTAAGTCTTGGAATTTGCAACCACATTCCATTTCCAAATCCATTATTTTTTGTTGCAATTGTAAGTGATAATTGTTTGGGAGAAATACATTTATAGTCAGGGACGGATTTAATTTCTGCCAACCAACTCCATTTACTATTATTTTTAGAAATATTAAAACATTGAACAAGATTTTCTGCGGCACGTTCTTGACCAATTACTGTTTTTTCAGACCCATTTACAATGAAATACCCACCCGAATCCATCCGGCATTCACCGCTAATGTTGTTAGGAATGTGTTTGTAATGTTCTAAAATACAAATAGTTGACTTTAACATAATCGGCATTTTCCCAATATGAATATTTGGTAATATTTTGTTAAATGTGTGTGTATTTTCTAACATCTGACCATTTCTGACTACGAATTGTATATTTAAATCAATCGTCATATCACCAGCATATGTGAAATTTCTATCACGTGCTTCTTGTGGGAACATATTTGTTGTGGCTCCATTCATTTCATGAATCTGTGCGCGGAAAATTTTAAAATTTTCACAAGTAATGAACATTTCTAATCTATATTTATTTACGTTTTTATCCAAGTCATGTTCAGAACAAATATGAACCGGATTGAACATTGAAATTGTACGCGGTACTTGGTATCCAATAAAATCATTGTATGATTCTATTTGGTGTTCAACCAAACGGTTTAAATGTCGTCCACGAAAACAAGAATCAATAATAGTATGAGGTTCTTCAATATAGTTATCAACATCAATTTCGGTTTTAATATTATTTGTTTCAGAACGACTACTATTAGCTGATTGATCCATTATTGTTTCAGACATAATATGGTTATTATAAACAACTATATACTAATATATTCATTTCAATTTATTTTTAAATAATAATAATATATTATTATATAATGACTTTAAATGGTGGTACTATTAAAAGAACTAGAAAAATAAAAAAAATAAAAAAAATACCAGTTTCAAAAAAGGGAAAAAAAACAAATAAAATATCAAAGTCTAAATCCAAGTCTAAATCCAAGTCTAAATCCAAGTCTAAATCCAAGTCTAAATCCAAGTCTAAATCCAAGTCTAAATCCAAGTCTAAATCCAAGTCTAAATAAAAGTCTAAAT